CACGTCCTGTACCTCCCGCACTTTTTTGCGGGTCGCCCGCGTCTGCAAAGCCGGGTACCCCCGGCCGGAAAAATTCAGGCTGCTGCTCAGCTCCGCCTCGCTGCACCCGTAGGTCTCGTTCACCCCGCCAAAGGCCCGCAGCATCTGCCGCCCGCTCTGCAAAATGTTCAGGTTCCGCCCATCCGTCATCTCAGTACCTCCACTGCACACCGCCCGCCGGGGCATAGCGCCTGCGCATCCATGCGGCAAACTCCTGCACATAGTCGCTGTACAGCTGCATCTCGTTGGCCGCCCGTGCCACCTCGCCCAGGGCAAGGTCCATCTGCGCACACAGCCAATGCACATACAGGGGTGCAAACTGCTCCGGGGCCAGCAGCTCGGTGTCGTAGGCAAGGCCGCCTTCGGCCCATGCCGTGTCCGCGCCCACGTCGTCAAAGTCCACCGTCTCGCTGCGCTCCACCACGCTCCCGCGCAGGCGGCTGTCGCACTGCCGCAGCCAGTTCTGTTTCAGACTGTCCGAAAATTCATTGTTCGGACGCATCTCGTCGGCCTGCTCCATGGCCTGTCCCGCCGTCATCTCGTCATCTTCTCCTTCCAAATCAAAAGGCCCCGGCACAGCCATGTGCCGCTGTACCGGGGTCCTCTGTCTCTTTTGTTACACGCGCTGTGCCTGCTGTACGGCTGCCGCCTCTGCTTCGGCAATGCGGGCCATGGCCGCGTTGTCCATCTCTTCGCTGTGGCGCAGCACCTCGGCCACCGCCTTCGGCACCTCCACGTCCACGCCGCGCTGGATCAGGTAGGTCTCGCCGTTCACGCCCACAAACACAGGCGCCTTATAGCGCTGGCTGTCTTTAAACAGGTGGATCACCTCGGTGTCCTTCTCCTGGGTGTCCATCGTGTCCTTCTTTGCGGCCTCGGTGTCCTTCTCCTGGGTGTCCATCGTGTCCTTCTTTGCGGCCTCGGTGTCCTGCACGGCCGTCTCAGTCTTTTTTACTGCCATCGTCGTACCTCCTTGATTTTCTTAGTTTGCCAGTGCCTTGGCGCTGTAGCGTGCGCTGCAGCTCTCAATGCGCACCATGTACTGCTCGCTCAGGCGCTCGGCGGTCTTCACGGCCTTCCAGCCCACGGACGCGCGCTGGTTCAGCGGGTCATCACCGTAGCCCAGCTGCTTCACGATGTGCTGCATGCCGCCGCCCTCCAGCTCGGTGGTGGCGTAGGCGTGGGCACCCAGCACCAGGGTGCTGAACACCGCCAGACCCGACGGGCAGCCGGTGCCCTTCCAGATCTTTGCTTCGCTCGACACCACAAAGCGCACGTTGTTGATCTTGCCGATCTCGCCGTTGAAGATCTCTTCCGGGGCCGCGTACTTGTGCGCCTCGATCCAGTTCGGGTCCTTGCGGATGTCATAGCTGGTGTACGGGTGCACGATGGCCACATAGCTGTCACCGATGGGGTCTGCGTTCTGGGCCTGCAGCATGGCCACCGCCTGGTCGATCAGGTCCACGGTCAGCTGTGCGGTGGCGTCCAGCGTTGCGCGGCTGGTCACGGCAGTCTCCACACCGTCCGCCACCTTGGGCGCGTAAATCACGTTCGTGCCGCCGTTCAGGATGTCGCGCACCACGGTGTCCATGGTGCGGCCGCCCTGGCTGGCCAGAATGTTGGTGGCCTGCACCACGTTGTTGTCAATGGCGGTCAGGTCCAGCATGTCGGTCAGGGCCACCCAGCCGCCGTACTGGTGCACCTCGGCGGTGATGGTGGTCACGTTCAGGGTCTGGCCGGTCGGGGTCACGCCTTCGGTCAGCGGGGTGGTGGCCTTCGGCAGGCTGTCGTACCGGCGGAACTCAATGGTCTTGCCGTTGTTCGCCGGGATCGGGTAGCTGTCGCCGAACTGGTCATGCACCAGCGCAGGCTCTGCCAGATCCAGCAGGGTCTTTTCGTAGTAGGTCTTCATCTCGGCGGTCATGCCGCTGGATGCGGTGGTATTCTGCAGCTGTGCGCTTGCATCCGCAAACATCTGCAGATCCAGTCTCTTTTTGCTCATCTGTTTGTCCTCCTTCAAGGTTTTTTATCTTCTCACGCCCTCTGCGTGGGAAATCTCTCACAGCACGATGCGCTCTCCGCGCCGTGCCCGCTTTGCCAGCTCGGCCCGCTGCTTGGCGGTCATGTGCGCCACGTCCACCTTCATCTCGGCCGCGCCGCCGGGGTGCGCCCCGTTCTCGGCCGGCCGCTGTGCCCTCTGCTGGATCCGCGCCGTCACGCCCTGCTCCACCTGCTGGGCCGTGCGTGCCGTGCTTGCCTCCATCAGCTGGTCAAAGTAGGCGGCCCGGTACGCCGCTTCCAGCCCGATGCCGCGCCGGATCATGTCCGCCACGCTGGGGTTGTTCAGCACCTCGTCCAGCTCAAACGCCGGGTACTTCACCTTCAGCTGCGCCGCTTCCGCTTCCCACTGGGCCCGCACGGCGGCTGCCCGCTGCTGGTGCTCGGCCGCCTGCCGGATCTGTTCGGCCCGCTGCTTCTCGGCGTTCGCCCGCTGCAGCTCGCTTTCCATCCGGTCCATTTCCCGCGCGGTCTTTACGCTGATGCCGCGCTCCGCTGCCAGCGTCTCGTAGTACTCGTCGTTCTTCACCTTCCCGTTCTTCACGGCCTCGGTCAGGGCAGCCAGGTTGTCCGCGCTCTGCACGTCGATGCCATACGCCTCGCCCAGCGCGTCCATCAGCCCCTTCACCGCCGGGTTGTCCAGCACGTTCTGCACGGCCATCTCCGACGCCCTTTGCAGTGCCTCCTCAAACTCGGCTGCGTACTCGCCCTGCATCAGCTGGCCAAAGGCCTTGCGCTTTTCCGCCGGGTCCGTCGGCTTTGGCTCCTGCTCGGGCTGTCCCTGCCGCGTCTCGGGCTTCTCTTCGCCGGGTGCTTCCTCTTTACTCGGCTCCCCCTTTGGGGGAGTTCCGGCGTCCTCGCCGCCGTCGGCGGACGGTGCCGGTGCGGCCTTCGCCGCTCTGCCCGGTCGGCTGCGCTTTGCCAGCCGCTCCTGTGCGGGGCGCAGCTCCGGGGCCTGCACCGCCGGGGCCGCTTCCGCCCCATCGCCAGCAGCACCGCCGTCTCCGCCGCCTTCTGCAAACAGCTGCAGGTTCATCTTTCCGTCCACCATGTCCGGCAGCTGTGCCGGGTCCGGTGCCTTGCCGTCCGCAAACACCATGTTCACCACCAGCTCCACGTTCTCCGGGTAACTCTCGGCCAGCGCGTCCAGTCCGTCCTGTACCAGCTCCACCCATGCTTCCACCATGTCGTAGCTCTCATGGGTCGGGGTCACCTCCACGCGCATCCAGCCCTCACCGTGTGCCACAGCGCCCAGCGCCACAAGGCCTGCCCGCGCAGCCTCCTCCACCTCGTTGGCAAGGGTCTGCATCAGGCAGCTCACCGCTGCGCACACAATGTCCTGCCCGTACTTTCCCGCGCCCGCATGGCCCTTTGCCTTCACCTCGTAGCCGGTCTTGCCGTCGTTCCATACCGTGCGCATCACTGTTGCTTCGATCATCCGGTTTTCCTCCGTTCTTTTATTGCGCCGCAGCGCACATCATGCTGCCCATGGCAGCCTTATTCCTTGTTCGGGTTGTTCACATCCATGGCCCGCTTCGCCGCCTGGCTGGAAAGGCTCCCGCTTCTGTCGCCCACCACGCCGCCCAGGCTGTTCAGAGTGCTGGCCGCTGCGGTCTTTCCTCCGCTTCCGCCCCCGCTGCCTGCTGCCGCCTGCCCGGCCGCGCTGGCCGCCGCACTCACGTTGGTGCCGTTCTGCTGGTCGATGATCGCCGCCATCTTCTGCAGCTGCTGGGCCATCTGCTGCAGCTGCTGGTATAGCGTGCCGTTCTGGCTCACCCGCTCCCGCACCTTTTCGATGCCTTCAAAGTCCATCATGTCCAGCGCCGCCAGCGCGGCGTCCGCGTTCGCCGGTGCAAAAAATCCCAGCTGGTAGCACTCTTTCGCCGTCTCGTTCTGGCTAAGGCGGCTGAAGGTGCTCTTCTTTGCCGCCGTCACCGTGATGTCAAACACCGGCTCGTGGTCGCCCAGCTGCACACCGCCCACCATGCCGCCGGGCTGCGCCTGCAGTGCCGCGTTGCTAAAAGGCACATACTCCGTGCCGCCGCTTTCGCCGGTGATACGGTACACCCGCTGTTCGTCGTAAAACTGCCGCATCAGCTCGATCACCAGGTAGCACTCTTTCGCAAAGGCCCGGTATGCGCTCTTCAGCATGTCGCGGCTCAGTTTGCTGCCCGCTTCCTGCAGGGCCGCAATGGCACTGGCTGCCGTCAGTCCGCTGGTGGTGCCGCCCTGGCTCACGTCCCGGTTGCCGCTGATCTCCTTCAGTTCGCTCACCCGGTCATCCCGGTAGGTGATCAGGTTGCCCTGCAGCCCGCTCACCTGCAGCGGCCGGAAGGTGTCATCCGTCAGCCGTCCCACCACATGCACGATGTCCCGGCCAAAGTCTGCCAGCTCTTCCTCGTTCACGCCTGCCGTGTCGCTCAGCACATACCGCTGCTTCGCGGCCAGCTTCACGTTCTCGTCCATGGCGTGGTTCATCTCGTCAATGGCGGTCTGGGTGTCCTTCATCACGTCGATGTACCCAAAGCCCGCCGGGCTGTCCTCTTCCCGGAACAGCGGGTCGAACACAAAGGGGTAGTTCCCGTGGTCGTAAAAGCCCCGATCCTTCATGGCCGGGTCGTTCTCGCTGGCATACAGCACCACGCCGTTGCAGTACTTGCAGTAGTGCAGCACCGTCTGTCCGCCGGGCAGAGCCTTTTTGTAGTACCAGTCCACCACCACGCTCTTGTCGCTGGTGTCCAGGCTGTCGTCGTGGACGTACTTTGCCACGTCCAGGCTGTGGCCGGTGTGTCCCTTGAGCTGTGGGTACTGGCTTTCCAGCTGGTCGTTGTTGGCCAGGCTCAGGCTGAACAGATTCGGGCTGTCCTGCACGTCCTCCACGCCCGGCTCCCAGTACAGCATTAGGATGTTGATGCTCTTGATGCTGATCTCGCCCAGTCCGCCCCGCGCCGCCGGGTCCCAGAACACGCCCTTCACGCCGGTTCCGGTCTTGAGCTTGCGCCACCAGGTGTCGCTGTAGGCCGTCTCGTAGTCGCACTGCTCCAGCACCGTGGGCAGGATCTTCGACAGCACCTTGGCGGTCGCCTCGTCGTCCGCTGCGCGCGGCAGCACGTTCGGCTCCGGGTAGTTGTCCATGGCATCGGCGTGCTTGTTGGCAATGCTGTTGAACAGCCACCCGCTGGAAGGCTTCGGCTTGCCTTCCATCATCTTGTTCTGGTAGTTCTTCCAGTGTCCCATGCGGAACCACAGCTCGTTTTCGATGATGCGTTTGTCCAGTGCGGCCTTGCCCGCCTTGTACTTCTGCAGCAGGTCGTTTGCCTGCCGCACCTCGTCCTCACCGATTGCTTCCGCTTCGTCAGAGGCTTCCTCCGGCCGTGCCGGAAGCAGCTGCATGCCCATCGGCATCTGCGCAGGCTGTCCGCCCTGCATCATCCAGTCCGGCATCTGCTGGCCGCTCTCTTCCTGTGGTGGGTATCGCTCCGACAGCTGTCGCAGCAGCTCTTTCTCGTCCATCGTCATCGTCTCAAATCCTCATCACCCTTGTGGGGCTCTTGCGCACGTCCATGTCCAGCGGGTCATCCTTCAGCATCGGCACGCTCTCGGTCTTGCGCGGGCTGATGGGGTTTTCCATCAGCACATACCGGCACTCGTCGTAAATGTGGTCTTCCTGTGTGGTGTCGATGTCCTCCACGTTGCTCTCGTCGTACACCAGGTTCGGGATGGTCCGGATAAAATGCTTGCAGGTATCGAATACCTGGAACATCGGCCGGCCCTCGGCGTCAAAGGCCAGCCGGTAATGGAACTGCATCTTACCCGCCAGCCGGGTGTGGTCGCCCGGTGCCCAGAAAATATAGTTCGGGTGCTTTTCCTGCATGGCGGCAATGCTCTCGCCCTGGCTCTCGTTGAAGATCGCCGGGTCCGCCACGCCCTGGATGTGTCGGCCCCGCAGCATCGGGTCGTTTTCCTCCGCCTCTTTGATCATCCGCGCCTGCTCCACCGGGTTGACTTTCGTTCCCTCGTTGGGCGTCCCGGTGCAGCCGTACAGCTCCTTGATGCGGTACAGCCTGCCCTCTTCGTCCGCCGCGTACCATCCCACCGAAAACGGCTTTGCATAGCCAAAGTCGTACCCGCGCCAGATCTTCCAGTGCGCCGGGATGCGGAACGGCTTGATGACGTGGGTCCATCTCTGGTCCTCGTAGTGGTCCGGGTCGTTGCGCCATTCGGTGAACACCTGCCCGCTAAAGCTGTCCCAGCTGCCGTACAAAAGCGCCTGCTTCTCCGCCTCCGGCAGGCTGGCCAGGTTGTTCAAATACCCCGGGTCGTTCTTCAGCAGCGCCGGGTTGTCAAAGATGGTCGATGGGATAAAGATGCGGGTGCGCCGCAGCTTTTCCACGCTGCCGTCCGGCTTCTTCACATCCACCAGCTGCACCATCCGGGTGCCCGGTGGTGCCGGTGTGATAAACCGCGCCTTCACCCATCCGTGTCCGATGCCGCCGGGGTTTGCCGTGGCCCGGATGTACACCTGTGTGCCCGGCCCGCTCGGTCGGTTGCGGCTCATCAGGTAGCTGTACTCCTCCCATGTAAAGTGTGTCAGCTCATCCACCCCGATGTAGTCAAACTGCTGGCCCTGGTAGTTGTACTTGTCCTGCGTGCGGAACATGCTGCCGAAATAGATCTTTGCCCCCGACGGAAACGTCCAGCAGTGTGTGCTGCTGTTGTACCGCGCCGCCGGGAATACTGGCTTGTAGTACTGCATGGTCTTGTCGATCAGCTCCCGCAGCTGTGGGAAGGTCTTGCGCAGGATCAGTGCCCTGTAGTTGGGCACGTCCACCTGCCGCAGCGCCTCGATCACCAGCGCGTCGCTCTTCCCGCCTCCGGCTGCTCCGCCGTACAGCGCCTCATCCTCGCCGCGTGCCATAAAGGCCGCCTGCCTCGGCTGTGGTCTCCATACGATGGGTCTGCCCTTAGCCCGGTCCATCCAGTATCACCTCTGCCTCGTCCTCTGTGCCTCTCGGCTCCATCAGCACCGCCGGGGCGCTCTGGCCGCTGTCCCGGTCTGTGGTGTCCTGGGGCACCAGCGCAGCCGCAGCCCCCGCCGCCGTAATCAGCACCGCCGCGACGTTCGCCGCGTCCCGGTCGGTCATCACCCGGCTGTCGTATCGCTCCAGCTGCTTTTCCAGCTCTTTCCTCTCCTCGTAGCTCAGCTGCCGGTCGTAGCTGCCCGGCGCTCCGTATGCCACAAGGCCGGCCTCCATGGTGTCCTGCAGCGTCTCGTCCTCGCTCTTTAGTTGCACCCCGATGTCGTACTGCCGCGCTTTGGCGTCCTCGTCCAGCCGCCGGTGCAGCTTTTCCCGCACCTCGGCCGCCCTCTGGTTCTCGGCCACCCGCTGCTGCAGGTAGCTCACCTGGGCCTTTGCGCCCACAGCCGCCCGCGCCGCGATCTCCCGCGCCGCCTCGACCCGCGCTGCTGCAAATACTCCGTCCGGCTTTCCGGCCTCCTCGGCCATCCAGCTGCGGATTGTGCTCTCCGGCACGCCGTACCTGCGCGCCACTGCGCAGATGGAGTTGGAGCCGATCATGGCCATCACCACTTCGGCACGCACAGCCGCCGGGTACTTTTTGCCCCGGCCCTGCTTCCCGGGCACGGTGTTTTTGCAGTATCTCCGCTTTGCCATCCCCGGTCCTCCCTCCGTGCTTTGGCTCCCAGTCTACCGTCCGGGTCCGCAATAAAAAAACCGCGCACTTTTCAGCACGCGGTTTGCTGCGTTGCAGCACAAACAGGCCGGATGCATCGCACTCAGCCTGTCCCATGCTCCTGTATGGGCATGGCTACACCAGCCCCTCCCGTGCGGCAAAAAGTCCCACCGTGCTCAACGCCTCCAGCTCCTTGCGGTAGTAGGTCGTCCGCCCGATGTGCAGCGCCTCCACCACGTCCCACTCTTTTTCTCCGGCCATGTACCGCCGCACAAGGATCCCGGCGCACACCGGGTCCGCCTCGTCATAGTAGTCCAGCGCCTTCCCGATCACCCGGCCCCAGGCCTGCGTCAGCTCGTCCGGGGTGTCTTCGGCCGCTTCCATCGCCCTGCCATATCGCCGCAGTCCTTTCCGCACGTCCTTTTTCTGCTGTTTTGTCACCCGTGCCCCGCCTTTCCGCGCGCTTTTGCGCTGATTTGCGCGCAAATTCAGCGTTTTTCCGCGTTTCGCGCGCAATATGTAAATATAATTAATTTTTTTATCTGTCAGGTGCGAACTTTCGCAAACTCCCGCCTCCGCAGGATCAGATACGCCTGCGGGTCGGTGCTCTCCCAGCCGTCTGGCCGTGGTCGGTCGGTCTCGTACAGCTGCTGCGGGTCGTAGACCATCACCTGCACCACCTCCCAGCCCGGGAAGCGCTGCTCCCACCAGGCTGCATCCTCGGCGTGCTCGCTGCACCCCTGCCGCAGCTGTCTCCGGCTCCACTTGGTGTCGGCTGCCCGCAGCACTTCCGGCAGCGTCAGGTTCCGCGTCTCCACGCACCGGCGCTCACTGTGGCCGTAGATGTACCCTACCGTGCCGTTTTTGCCATCCCCGTCTATGCCCAGGATCTTTTTCACGTCGATCCGGTCCGCGTTGCAGGTCCCCAGCGGCTCATACTCTCCCGTACCCGGCACCCGCCGCCGCCACAGTTCTTCCAGCATCTGGCGGAATTCCCTCCGCTCGGCCGCCGTCAGGCCCTTGCACTCGGCAAAGCCGTGCATGTGCAGCTTCCCTTTCTCTCCGTTCCGCACCGCGTGCAGGCTCAGCTTCAGCTGCCTGGCTCTCTGCTCCCCGAACCGCCGGATCACCGCCGCCTTTACCCGCCGCACATAGTTCCGCACGTCCTGCACGCAGTCCTCAAAGCTCTCCGGCCGGTATGCATCCTCGTAGGTCCCGGTCACATAAAAGCCGTCCTTGTCAAAGTTCGCCAGCACCTTGCGCTGGTATCTGCGCATGCTGGCGTTTTTATTGCGTGCCTTCTGGCCCCGGCTGCTCTCCTTTTGCTTCCTGCCCCGCTGCCTGTGCTCCTGATCCGTCACCGCATAGATGCCCACGGTCCTGTACTCTCCGCACTCGTACTTTTTCTCCCGGATCCAGCTCTTCATGGCTCACCTCTTCTTTCGGGCAGCGCCCTTGTCCTTTTCTTTTCCCGGTCCTCACCGTCGTAGAAATAACGGGTATACAAGCTCCCTCAAGCGCCCGCCCGGACGCTTATAAAAATAAAAGGTATATTATATACTTTGATAAAGGCTCCCGCCTGCCGCCAGCGTCTGGCAGCACCCGGCAAACTTTATGCCCGTCCCGTCGCCAAAGCCCTCCGGCGTAATTGCCGGAGGGCTTTTCCTGTTCATTTTCTTCTTCTGCTCCGCTGTCCCTTGTGGGCCATCCAGCCTTCTTTTTCGTAATCGCCCCGGTTCACCTTGTCCCGGTAGATTGCGTTTTGGGTGTACTCCTTCTCGGTTTTTAGCCGTCCCTTCCACTCCCGGTACTTTTCGCACTGGTCATGGCACGCCGGGGATCTTCCTGGGCAGTCCGGCTTGCAGCACCACTCGGTCATACCGGCACCTCCGGTTTCCCGGCCGCCGCCCAGTAGCCGTAGCTCAGCTCTTTGCGGCCCCATTTCCGTGCCGCCGCATTGTAGCGGCACAGCGCATGTACATCTTCCTGCAGCGCGTCCATCTCCGTCTTTTCCGGCTCTTTCGCACTCACGTTCTTCCGCTCCGAAAAGCCTTCCCGCTTCTTCCGGTCCTCCCCTTTCGGGATCCGGATGGGCCGCTCCTCTTTCCGGCGCTCCACACATGTCACGCCCAGGCGCTTATTGTGCCCGGCTCGGTGGGCATTCGGTGCGTCCTCTGCCCGGATAAAAAAGCCTTTTTCCACCAGCTCCACTGCGGTGCCTTCGCACACCACCCGGCCGTCGGCGTCCGTCATCCGGTACACCCACACCTTCCGGGTCGTCCCGCCGGGCGGCGCTATCTTTTTTGCCACCGGCCGGATCTCTTCCCGCTCCACCTTCCATTTTCGGGGCCGGATGCCCTTCAGGTGCTGCTTGGCCCACAGTCGGCTCAGGTCATCGCTCCGTGAAAAAACGCCATCCGCTACCAGCTGTCCCGCCTTGCCTTTGTAGGCCAGCTCCCCGGTCTTTGCGTCGTACAGGCTGTAGATGTACTTCATCTGTCCCGCACCTCTCGCAGCTCTTCCCACGCATCCTTCCAGCACAGCCGCCCGAATACCTGCTCCGCTTTCCGCCGGGCTTCCGGGCCGTCCATCTCTCGCATCTGCTGGTTCTTGTACTGCTCAAACCCGACGCAGCATGCAGCAAAGTCCCGCACCTCCGGTACCTGCGAGCCGATTTTTGCTGCCAGCAGCCTGCAAAACCGCTTGCGCGTGATCTTTCTCTTGTCCTTGCTCATACTTTTCCTCCGTACAGTTCAAACTCCACGCCGTCCTCGGTGATCAGCGCCCCGCCGTCCAGGATCTCCGTGATCTGCCGCAGCCGCTCCACCGTGATTTTCCGTGTCCCGCCGGGCTCCGTCCACTTCTTCGCCGTCTGCGTTTTCACGCCCGTCCGCTCCGCCAGCTTCCACGCCGTCAGGCCCCGGTACTGCATTGCTTCCGTCAGTGTCATCTCGTCCGTCTCCTTTGCCAGCTGTCCGGTGTGCCGTACTGCAGCGCGGTCTGGATGCGCTTTTCCACCTCGGCCGGTGCCAGCGGCAGCGCTTTCGGCGCGCACATCCGTCGCACCTCGTTCCGCACCTGCCGGGTGCGCATCTCCCGCATGGCCTGCTCCTCGTGCATCCGGTAGCCCCAGATCTCTTTCTGGTCCGGCCGGTCCAGCACCTCCACGTCGGTCTTGTACGCGCTGGTGCACGACCGCCGGAACCACTCCATGGCCACGTCCACACCTTCCTCCAGCACCCACTGGTTCAGCTGCCGGTAATTTGCCAGCACTTCTTCGTGCAGGCGGTTCAGCCGCTCCGCACCAAAGCCCAGCACCTCGGCGCAGGCAATGGCGCACACCCGCCACTCCAGTGTGGCCGCGCTGTCCACGGCTCCCTGCATTTTCCACTCTTTGTGCGACCTTGCCCGGCCTTTGGCCATCGGGATGTGCAGCTCCCACACCGTGCCCTCCGGCATCTGGCTGTGCATCCAGGCTTCCGCCTTCCGCAGCGGCTCGTGCTTCCGGCTTGCCGGTCGGGTCATGATCTCCAGCACCTTGCCGTTCACTTCGTCCCGCACCGCGTTCACTTTTTTCTGCCGTTCTTTGCCAATGCCAAATTTTTCGTTCAGGGCAATGGTCACGCATGCGTGGGTAAAATCAATGGCGTTGTTCTGCGCCAGCGTGATGCTGTCCTCCAGGCTCAACTTGCTTTTGCTCACAGCTTCTTCACCGCCTTCCAATACCGGTCATGCAGCTGCATCCACTCGTCCAGGCTCAGGCTCTTGTCCGCCGAGGCAGCAGCCAGCACCTTGTATGCACTGCTCTCCTTGCTGCGCGGGTCGTGCCAGTCCAGCTCTTCCAGCGCCACGTCCAGCTTCTGCTCGTACTCCTGCTGTGTCATTCGTCCTGTACCTCTCCCTGCCGCGTCAGCAGCTCCGTCATAAAGGCCGCCTCTTTGCCCTCAAACCGCTGCATCGCCTTTGCCTCTCCGTTCAACAGATCCAGCAGCGTGCCCTCCATCATCTTCCCAAATTCTTTGCAGCACTGTCCGCGCAGCCGCTGCGGCACATCTCGCAGGCTGCTTGCCGCCATCCCGCAAAATCCCATCGTCATTACCTTCAGGACATCTTCCTCGCTGCATTCTTTTCCTTTTACGTTGGTCAGGACTTTTCCGCCCGGCACCGTCCTCACCGTGATCTCAATCGTACCCTTCATAGTTCTGCTCCTTTTCTCTTCACGGTTCCCCGTTGTCGTTCGCCCAGGCAAGCACCTGCGCTCTCGCTTCCGTCAGTGCTTCGCACAGCAGGTTCGCGGCGTCTTCGGCCATCCCGCTGGGCAGGTCGTTCACCACTGCAAGGGCTGCATCTGCGTCAATGCGGATCTGATCACAAAGCAGCGTGGCCCGCTCCCAGTCCTTTACAGTGTCTTTTTGCATTTGCCAAACTCCTCCACATGGTACACCCGGAAGTCGTCGCACTCCGGGTGCTGCTCCCGTGCCAGCTCCTGCGCTCTGGCTTTGGCCACGCCCTGGCTGCTGCCGCCCACCAGCAAGGCCGTCTGCAGCCGCAGCGGGTAGCCGTCCCGGCTCATCTCAATGTGCACACGGTAACGCATCCTGCTCACCCCACCTTCCGCTTTCCGGCTTTCACGGTGTTCTCCGGCTGCCGGTGCGCCCGGTGTCCGGCCTTTTCCTCCTGCTCCTGGGCCGCAAAGCCCAGCCGCATAAAAAGCCCGGCCGCCAGCACCAGCACCATGGCCGTCACAAACTGCCCGTCCGTGATGGGTGCGCCCACCTGGGCGTTGCCTTCCAGCCCCATGCCGCACAGCAGTCCGGCGCAAAGGCTCCCAGCCGCCAGCCAGTGCCATACTGTCGATTTGATTTTCATTGCAAAATACCTCCGTTTGCGTTATACTTCTGGTGATAGCGGCCCTTGTCAGATCGCTTTCACTCGGAGCCCGGCGGGCTTTTTCATTTTCTCCAGCGCGGCGTTCTTGTCAATGCGCCAGAGCTTGGGGCCCACCTTAGTGGCGGGCAGCATTCCCATCCGGCACATGCGCTGCACCGTCTTGGGGCACACGCCGATCAGTGCGGCGTACTCGGCCGGGGTCAGGTACGCGGGCAGCTGCCGCGCGTCCCAGACCTTTGCCCTTGTGACTGTCCTTTTCATGGCTTTTGTCACTCCTCCTGTTCTTCCGCGATCTGCAGCACCCGCTGCAGCCACTCGGTCTTGCTTTTCACATCCATTGCCAGATACACATCCTCGTGGTCCGTCTCGTCCAGGTCGTGCACCAGCTGCTTGCACACCGCAAGCAGCTCGTCGCACATCGCCAGCCCGGCTTTTACCATCCATTTGCTGCTCAGCAGCATCGGCTTGCCGTCCCTTTCCGGGTGGTTCTGCTCCCGCAGCTCCTTTTCCGTCGGCACTCTCACCTCCGGCACCAGCCGCCCCGCCGGGGCATTGTTTCGGTCGGTCATGCGTCCTCACCTCCCAGTCGGATACCCCACTCGGCGCAGATGGTCTCGCACACCGGCTTTGCAAAGCCGATCAGCTCATCCCCGCGTGCAGCCGCCAGCACTGCCGTTCCCACGATGCCGCTCATATAGCCGTACTGGTACAGATTCATCGCCTTCCAGTTTACCGGCAGCTCCTGCAGCAGGCCTTCCTCGTTCACGATCAGCTTGATGCTGTCCACCGGCTCCCGGGCCCAGCCTGGTTCCAGGCAGCTGTCTGCTGTCTCGATCAGGCCGCCCACCAGCTGCTGGAGCGTCTCCAGCTTGCAGGTGTCTCCGTCGTCGCACCGGATCAGGCGGCCCGTGCCGTCTGCTCGGATCAGGATCATGTATCGTTCCATCTTCATACGCTCCTTGTTCTGTCTCCCTTCTTTGTGCTACAATCAGCAAAAAGAAAGGATGTGTTTTGCTTGTTTTCCTTTGATTCTCAGACCATCGCCGCTATCACTTCGATCACCGCTCTGGTCTCCTGCCTTGCCGCCCTGCTCAACGTGGTCATCACATGGCTCGCAGCGCGTTTCAACAGCCGTGCAGCTTATCGGCTGGAAGCCTCCAAACTTTACTTCAGCGCCCAGTCCGACGCTTTTGCAAAATTCATGGCGGCCGCTGCGGCCTTCCGTGCCGACCCTTCCGCCGAAAACTCTCTGCTTCTCAACAGCGCCCTGTCTTGCGCTGTGCTCTATTGCACCGAACCTTCCCGCGAGGCTCTCAGCCTTTACGGTCAGGCTCTTGTCGAACTTGCGCACGACCGTTCGGATCCGTCTGTCACCCGGCTCACCCATGCGCAGGTCTCCGCCCAGATCGCTATGCAGCAGGAGTTGTCAGCGCTGCGAACCATAAAGCTGAAATAATGGCCGCTGCCAGAGCGCACAGCACATAAGCGATCATCGCCATGTTCCAGCTCTTTTCAACGCAGCTTGCCAGCATCAGCCCCATGCTCACCAGCAGCAGCAAAAATTCCAGAATGAACCCCGCCACCATCCTCTTCACCTCCTTGTTCGCGCTCCCTTCCCGTGCTACAATCAGCAAAAAGAAAGGATGTGTTTCATTTGGACACCACACAGCTCACTTTAGTTCTGTCTTCACTCACCGCGCTTTTCGCTTTGATTGCACCGTGGATCACAGCAGCCATCAACAACCGCGCCGAGTATAGGAAATTATCTGCTCAACTGTTTTTTCATGCCCGGACAGATGCCTACCAGAATTTTCTCTCTGTCTGTGCGTCTGTTTCTTATCCGCTCAATTTGCAGGACACGCAAAAACTGCTCGATGCTTCTTCCCGGGCGCTGGTCTTGTCTGATACGCCGTTGCAAACTGCTATCAGCAGCTATACATCCGCTTTGCTTTCCTGTCCCGCAAAGCCTTCTGAAGCTGAGCTTCAGGCACTGATCGATGCAAAATCAGAACTCATTTTTGCCATGCAGGCCGATCTCAACTCATTTCGCTGATCCCGCGATCAGCAGCATTTCTGCTGTTGCAGCCACACTCACCGCCAGCGCGTACCACACATACCAGCGCAGCTGTTCTTTTGCCGTCAGTCCCATCAGCACCGTGCCTGTCACCATCCCGATCCAGACCACTGCAATGCAAACCGCCACCATCTTCTTCACCTCCTTGTTCCGTCTCCCATCCGGCCATCTCTTTCGCTGCTTTCAGAATGATTTCTGCGTTCTCCGCGATCACGCCGGAAAGCTGCTTGTTGTAGGCGCGGTCAACCGCAGCCATATCTCTTGCCGCCATCCATGCCGGCAAAAACGCCCACAGAAGCTGTGCTGCTTCCAGTGTCCGGTTCCCGTCCTTGTGTCTGTAAATTCCAAGTTCGTTGTAGTCCCTGCTCTGCCCTTCACCGGCAGTGCAGGGGCTTTTTTCGTCCGCCATCCTCTTCACCTCCTTCCGTCCCCCAAAGCTCCCCCTCTCGGGGGAGCTGGCGGATGATCCGCAGCGTGTTGTACTTCATCTTGTTTTCCTCCTTATTTTTCATCCCACAGGTCCAGCCCGGTAACTGCCAGCAGTACGCCAAAAAGCACCATTGGCGGCCAGTCCATCCACCATCCTACGTTAAACACCACTGTCCCGATGGCTTCGATCAGCAGTGCCCACAACATCCTGCGGTTCATGCGCTCTTTTCCGGACCCGGCTTTTCCGCTGGTTCCTCGTCCCTGCTCTCTGCCAGCACCAGGGCACCCTCGATGATGTACCCGATCCGCTCCTGGGTCTTAGGGGGCAGCTTGGCCAGCTGCTCCAACATTTCCCGGCTTTTCTTCTCTTTTTCGCTCATGCCGTTACCTCCTTTGTAGTCCGTTTGATCCGTTCACGGTTTAAAATCTGTCTCTACAAGTTCAGATTGTGAACCTCACAATGCCATTATAGTTTATCCTCATAACTTTGTCAAGGATTATATTTCATTTGCAGTTGATTTTCTAAACTTTCATGTTATAATGGAATCAGACCAAAAGAAAGGAGGTAAATCTCATGTCTGAAATTTGCGACCGCATCAAGGAAGTCCGCAAGGCGAATAACCTTACCATGGAGCAGTTCGGCAAAAGGATCGGGTTAAGTAAATCTGCTATCAGCCTGATTGAAAAAGGGACCAACGGCACCACGGACCAGACCATCCAGTCTATCTGCCGGGAGTTCGGGATCTCCGAATCCTGGCTCCGCACCGGGGACGGCCCCATGCTGGATGATACCGCTGATTCCATCCTGGACCGCCTGGCTGCCGAGTATCACCTGGACGACCGAAAGTGTGCCATCCTCACGGCCTTCCTGAAGCTCAGTTCCGCTGACCAGGACGCTGTGCTCCGCTACATCTCCGGTGTAGCCGCTGAGCTCAGTGCCCAAAAGCCCGACCCTCTGGACATCGACGCCGAGGTAGAGGCCTACCGCCAGGAGCTCCTGGCTCAGAAAAAAGCGGAGGCCGATGCATCAGCATCCGCTGGCTCCGCCAACGCAGTGTAAAGTAAATGTAAAAAGGCTCCTGTGCATTGCTGCACAGAAGCCTTTTTACGTTGCATAAGCAACAAAACGATTTTTCTATTGATTTTTTGGTGAAGTTGTCATTTGAATATTCTTTCTCAATCATCTACACTTATGAAGAATATGGAGATGATTGTATGAAAATTGAAAAGGCACCCTCTAACATTCGTGCCTTTGCTGCATGCCTTTGGATAATTCCCGCAATATTTCTATCATACCTATTTCAGAACAGATTTGAACTATTCTTTTTAGAGCCAATCTATGTCGCTGCTTTGATCGGTAGTTTTATCAGTGATTTTTCAGATTTTTCAAACAAAATCATCCCAAGAATTGTCGCCGCTATTCCGTGTGCCATAAATTCTTATTATTTTCTCTTACATTTTCAATTTAAATTTCCTACACTATCATTCTCTGAAATTCTAATACTTTTGCTGCTTTCTGTTCCAATCGCATTTACCGCCTTAATTATTGGCAGCATCATTGGATTGATTCTTCAAACCCCCATAGTTTTAATTTCGATGCTCTTTTCATTCATTGCCGATGTTATCTATACTTTTTTGAAACGAGCAAGCCTAATTTTAACCTTTTTTACAATATTTATCATAAGTTGTTCTTTATTCTTAACTTGTGCGGCTCTTCCTGAAAATTTCTCACTTTCTCCCCTTCCGCCTATATCCATTGAATCACAAGAAAAATCCGAAGAAGTCGAAACTGTTTACATATCCACTTATGGTAAATGCTATCACAGCAACCCTGATTGCAGCGGTATGAAGTACGCAAGATCAGTCACCCTCGAGGCAGCTCAGAAGACTGGCCGCCGGGCTTGTTCAAAGTGCTACAGAAAGAAGCATTGATAGTGCTCCTTGTTTTATAAACGCACAGACCCCTCCAGCCGTTTCCAGCCGGAGGGCAAAGCAAAAGCCCCCTCAGCTGTTCCCAGCCGAGGGTAAAACAAAAGCCCGCCGGGCGCAAAAGAAGCATAAAAAATAAAGCCCCTGACACAACGTGTCAGAGACTTGAAAGGATCTTATGTTTGGTTTCAGGCATTCAAAAGAGCCGCCGTATCTTCCCAGGGAAGTCGAGCCCGGCAACATCGAAAGCTATATCCAAAACCGTCTGGATGACCAGATCATGTGGTACGATCAGAAGGCGCAGCAGGCGCAGAATACTTATAAGCGGATGCAGTTTTTTGAGCTGATCGTTGCCGCTGCCATTCCTCTGCTGGCCAATTATACCGTCAGCTGTCCCGCCATTGCCTTCATCGTCGGGCTTCTGGGTGCCATCGTCACCGTGATCGAGGGCACCGAACGCCTTGGCCGCTATCACGAAAACTGGATTGAGTACCGTTCCGCCTGCGAAACGCTCAAGCACGAGAAAAATCTTTACCTCATGGGCGCGTTCCCCTACGGCACCGACGAAACCGCCGAGCAGCTCTTCGTGCACAACATCGAAAATCTGCTTTCTTCTGAGGGCAACAAGTGGAAGTCCTCAAATTCCGCAGTGCTTTCCCCAAAGGAAAAATCTCAGTCCGGCACCGGCTCATAGGTTTTTTCAAAGATATCCGGCTTGCACGGATAACGTTCTCCGTTTACGCCCGTGATGATCCAGTCTCCCGGTTCCGCATGCATCACACCTTCCAGTGTTTCAATGTTCATTTCCCGGTCGGTTTGGTATGCATCTACGACCACCGGCTTTTTTCTGAATTTCATAAGCTTCTCCCCATCAGAAAGGACGTTTCAATGCCTGCTTTATACCCTTATCGCATTTTCATCAGCCACGCATGGAAATACGGCGATGAATACAGCCGCATCGTCTCCATGCTGGACAATGCGCCTTACTTTTCTTACTACAATTACTCTGCCCCGCAGGAAAAGCCCCTGCAGCTTTCCTCTGCCTGCGCCACCGATGCCGAGATCGGCCGTGCCATCACCGCAAAGATCAAAAACGCGCAGGTCGTTCTCGTGATCGGCGGTATGTACAACTTGTATCACAAATGGATGCAGTACGAAGCAGACGAAGCCCTGCGCATGGGCAAGCCCATCATCGCTATCATGCCCCGCGGCGGAGTTTATATGCCCGTCGAGCTTCAGGCAAAGGCGACCACACAGGTCGGCTGGAGCTCCGTTTCTATTGTAAATGCAATTCGTACTCTTGCCTGATCTCATTTTATCATTTTCAGATTTCTCCTGCAAGCAGCACGGCGCTTAGCCAAAACAAAAGCCCGCCGGGCGTTTCCGGTGGGCTTTATCTGAAGCTCTTATTTCAAAACGAACTGTACTGCAACCGACAATGCAAAGGCAATGCCGGACGCCCACCAAATCATCTTGTGGTTCTTTCCTTCCGGCAGGATCGCGTTGATCAGGCCGATCAGAAATGCGATGGCACCCACCGTTGCAAAGTTGAAGGTCAGCAGCGTTGCCATTGCTGCATTTGCCGCTGCCAGCGATAGATTGACGTTGATCAAGCTGAAGATACCAATAAAGATGCCCATGATGGAAAGCACATTTCCATACACATTCTTCTCAATATTCTTCACCGTGTCCACTTTCTTTTCCAGATCCGTCACATCATCCGCCAGCGTGCCGCGGTATGTGCTCATGCCCACAAAGGCATCTTCATTCTGGAATGCGCCGTTGTACGGTTTCTCCACCGGCTCTTCCAACTGGATGAACACCAGATAACCGATGCCCTTCTCGCTGTCCAGATGGATCACCTGTTTCGTGGCATTCGTTACCCGGAAAAACACCTTTGATTTGTGTCCCGGCTGATAGATCGGCGCGGTCAGGCTCAGCCCCTGCCGGATGCGGCTGTTGCGCAGCTGCACGGCTGCTGCCATGTCATTCGGCAGATCAAGCGTCTCTGTCGTTCTTACAAACACCGTATCGCCCGGTGCCAGATCCACTTCTTTCTTGGACGTATTGGTGTCCAGAAAAAAGCAGTCGGTTCTCAGGTCGTAGCCAATGTTTGTCACCTGTTCTTCATCAAACGGTTCGATCATGGAAGCGCCCTGCTTGAAAAGCTTCTTGTCGATCAAAAGCATAGAACCACCTCCTTGTTGTATGCTACTAATAAAGCACAGTTCCGGCCTGATTTCAAGGGGTTGCTGTAAAAAAGCAAAAGCCCCCTCAGCTGTTCCCAGCCGAGGGGGCCTCTGCCAACCGCTCAAACCCGTCAAAAGAAAAGTAGGAGGTATCATGCAGAGCACGGGGCTGCACCCGCCGCTCCGTTTGTAGTATAAGCTGTTTTGGCGTTTCGCGCAACCCGTCAAAAAAAGAGTGCCCGGCAGTGGTACGATGCACCGCCGGGCTGTAACAAGGAGTAAAATACGAATTCCACTCGTCGCGCCTGCCTCTGTATTGTAGCATGCTTTAGGCAGACGCGCAACCTGTATACCTGGAGGTGTGCAAAGCATAAAAAAACGGACAAATACCGCCGTCCGGATCAAAAAACTCAATCAGACGAACCGCCGAGGAATCCTCGGCGGTTGAATAAACAAAAACGCCCCGGTGCTGCCAACACCGAGGGCAGAAGGGAAGTGCACAGAATGGCAGCCAACAAAAAAGGAACAGACGGCCGCTACCGCTACCGGGTCAACATCGGCAAGGATGCCGACGGGAAGCCAAAATATAAGAACTTCTACGGCACGACGGCCCGCGAGGCCCGTGCCGCTGCGGAAGCCTACCGTATCTCCCTCGGCAAGGGCGCAGATCCGTCCCAGATGGACGCCACCCTTGCCACCCTGTATGACAACCTTATTGCGGCCAAGCGGGCAAAGGGCATCGGCCAGAAGAGCCTTGACCGCTACGAGGACAACAAAAATCACTGGGGCCCATTGCTGAACCGGCCTGCTGCATCCCTGCGCAGTGCCGACTTCCAACAGGTGCTCAATGCCCTGGCCGACTGGCACGATGGCCAGCCCCCGCTGTCCCACTATACGCTGTCCAACCTGCGCAGCAGTGCAAAGGCCGTCTACGACCTTGCGATCCCGGAGGTGGTACAGTACAACCCCATCCCTAAGACCACCTGCCCGGCAGGCACACCGCCGGAAGTCCGCGAGCCCATCACCGAGGAACAGCAGCGCTGGATCCGTGAGACACCCCACAAGGCCCAGCGCGCCGCCATGCTGATGCTTTACTCTGGCCTGCGCCGCAGTGAGGCCACAGCCCTGACCTGGGCAGACGTAGACCTGCAGGACGCAACGATCACGGTAAACAACGGCTATGACTTCCGTGCCAAGCGCAGCAAGGCCCCCAAGACCGCCGCCGGTGTCCGTGTGGTCAACATCCCGAAGGTGCTGGTGGACTATCTCCGGACGCAGCAGGACGGCTGCCTGTATGTGCTGCACAACGACAAAGGCAAGCGCATGACCGAGCAGGGCTGGAAGCGGCTGTGGCAAAGCTATATGTGTGACCTGAACATCAAGTACGGGCATCAGGGGGCCGTAAACAAGCACGACCCCGCCGGTGTGCCGATGGTTATCGACACCTTCACCCCGCACCAGCTGCGCCACACCTTCTGCACCCTGATGTACTTTGCCGGTGTGGACGTCATGACCGCCCGCGATCAGATGGGCCACAAGGACATCAGTGTCACCCTCGGCATCTATACGTCGCTGGATAAAAAGTTCAAGAAAAAGAAAATCAACCGGCTGGATTCCTACCTGAAAAAGACGTGCTGA